TCTTTAGCCTCTGTGACGCGAACTTCTTTAGCTGGAGCTGCGTTGTCTAGCTCCCAGATTGCTTGCGCCCAAGCTTCTACATTATCAACAACTATTCCATATTCGGGATTACCTGAAGATTTTAGAATTGCTTCTTTGATTGCGTCTTTGCTTGCCATTTATAGCCTCTTCATTAGGAGTTCAAATTTCTTTTTCTTTAGTTCTAGCGCGGTAAGGTCTTCCGAATTAGCTTCCACTTCTGCTTCTTCTTGCGGGGTTAGTCGCTGAATTACTTTAGTTAGAAGTTCGGACTGCTCTAGAGATAAGTCCTTGCCGTCTTCGATAGCAAGCATAGCGTCCGCAAGTTGGTCTGCGTCTACCTCTGCGCGCTTTGCTACTCCGTCGAACGAACGAACGGTAGCGGTTCCCGCGGTGGCACTATATGCGGCGTAGGCAACAACGCTGACTTCAAAAATTCTGACAGACTTTAGAGTTCTTTCTGTTCCTTCAGCGTTCCAAGAATCTCCGCCCGCTGGCACGGAAAAGCCGAAACTCATAGCGTTTACGTCCCCGCGCTGGACTAGGGTTCGAACGTCGCGTCCTAGAGTCGTGTCTGGAAGAACTGCGGTAACGCGTAGGCCGTAGTTATCTTCTTCTAGCTTTAGAGTTCCCGCCCGAGTAGAACCTAGAACGGCCCCGGTGTCGTGATTCCATAGAAGCTTGATGTCGTTGCGCGCCTTTAGTGAACGCTTGAATGCTCCGGGAGCTATTCTTTCAATAAAAGGAAGTGGTTCGCTAGGTGAGTTGAAGACTGCGGCGTACCCGGTAAAGGTCATTCCTTCTTCACCTTCAACGGCTCTTAGTTCAAACTTTACTTCGTTAGTCCGCTTTTCAATCTTTGCCATTTGTTCGCTTTCCTGACTTATGCTTGCGCGATTTTCTTCTTCTAGTCTAGCAACGACGCCTTCCGCATATTTCATTGTGCGGTTAGCGGAAGATTTGCTAGGGCCACTTCCCCAAAGAAGGTGAGCGACAACTCCGGCAGAAGGATAATTTTCTGAAGAAGGATTAGCGTCCGGAGAATCTAGGTCGCCTAAGTGTCTAGCAATCCACGCAGCGATACGAACCCACTTATCTGCGGTGACGTTTCCTTCTGCCATAGCCCGGGCTTCTCTAACGGTTCTATCTACTAGCCCGTCCCCAGCTAAGCCCTCTGCGTAGTATTCAAGTCCACGGCGGGCGGCTGCTCTCATATAAGCCGGGGGAGTTAGATGTACGTCCCGTTGTTCTGTTTCATTTATTTCCGAGCGAGTGGACTTCGGGTGAGCTTCGGGCAGTAAGTCATTGTCGGTTATATACTTTGAATTCTCTGGGCTACCGTTTCGAAGAAGATAAAGGAAGGCGTTTACCCGTGCCATAGCCCATTGGTTTCGACCTATACCCGGACGGAAAGAAGTTGAATATGCTCCGGCTCCACGTCGATAAACTGCCGCTAATTGTCCGTAAGTAGTACGGGTGTAGTCGGGTTTATTTTCTTCTTTCATTTTTTCGTTGTGGTCTGAAACTTTGTTGCGGAGTGCGGTCTGCGTTGCTTCGCTTAGTTCTATATCTCCACCTGCGCCACCTGCGCTGCCCGGCTTGTTTTTATCGCTTCCGATAATCTGCTCCGACGCTGGGGCTGGTTCTGCCTCTGCCCTATCTTCTTCGGTAGGTTGCCACGCATTACAGTAGTTTCCGCCTAATACGAATGCGTCCCAACGTTCGCACCAAGCTTTATCGCCGTCTTGGTTTAGTCGGGTTTCGTCATAGAAGAAGCAATTTCCGCAAGCTCTACCTTCTGGAACGTCTGGAGATAGTGCCGGGCGATAGTTGTCGGGGAGTTCTCTTTCTTCCATTACTCGACCTCGTAGACGTCTTTCGGATTCAACGGGTCAATTTGCGCGACACCTTGAAGCATTACGGAAGGAATTCCGGTGTGTGGAATAGGTGGGAGGCCTAGAGCTTCTAGAACTGCCTTCGGGTCATAACCAGCTGTGACTAGTCTTTGAGCCATAAGAACTTTTTTATCCTCGGTCGAGATTCTAGAATCTGCGATTGCGACGTTAGCTAATGGAACACGAACTTCATCTGCTACGGTTTCGGTCATTGGAATAAGGTCTTCTAGTCTGCGGATATCGTTGACGGTGTAGTATCCCGCCTGAAGTCCGATTGAATAAGCGTTAGCCCTAGCTTGTGAATCTCCGCGTAGAAGCCCGTCTAGGTTGAATCTAAGGAATGCGTTTTCTCCACCGGGAACTTCAGATAAAAGAATGCTGAATGCGGTTTCTAGTTTCTGGACGATTGGACGAAGTGTGTGTTGAACAAAGAAAATAGAATCCTGCTCCACGCTTGCGTAAGCTGTGGAGCCTTGAACGCCTAGCATATGGTTCGGAATGTTGAATGCTCTAGCTACGTCTTCGACTGCTAAACGCCTAGACATTTCTAGCTGACTTTGCTCCGGGTCTACTCCGGTAACTTTCCAGTCCGCTCCGCCAGATAGAACTCCGGTCTTGTGCGACTTTCTTAGTCCACGGTGGGCCGCGTCAAAATTACGCCGTAAACTTTCGGCCTGTTCGGAATTAAGATTTCCGGGAAAAGTTATGATTCCTTGCGGTGTTGCGCTGTTAGAAAAGAAACGAGCTGCGTAAGATTCAAGCGCAATAGAAAGACCAAAGTTATCTTTTAGAGCTTCGACTCTAGCCATTCCGCGAATCTCTCCCGGACGAACTAGGTCTGCGATAAAGATAACGTCTTCGGAGCTAAGAAGATTTTTCTCTCCTTGAACCTCGAACATTACGCGACCGATACCGTTGCGCTTTATTTGAACCTTAAGCGGGTTTAGTGGAACTAGATTCACGACTTGACCACCGGAGCGGAAGACGCGAACGAATGCGTTTCCGTCGATTAGAAGTGAAACGATTACCGATTGCCAGAATGCGGAAGGCTGTTGGTCTAGGTCGGGTTTAGTCACCCAAGCTGGACGGGGACGGAAAGGATAGCGCGCACCGTCCCGACGAATGAAAGCGTCTAGGGGTAGGGTCGAGATAGTATCCGAGATAAGAGATACCGCAGAATAGAGCGCGGTTATTTTGAACGCGGTTTCCGAATTTACATTAGTGCCGGATTGATTCAGGTCTAGAAGGTCGTCGCCAGCTCCCCAGATTGTTTGGAAACTTACTGCTCTCTTTTCAAAGAGATTATTTAGCATTACTTACGCTCCAATGCGATACCGAAAATTAGTGTCGCAACGCCAGCGACTATTAGCGCAACGGGGATAGAGAAAAGCCAAATGCCCGTCACGACTAGCACCGCTCCTGTTATCTGAATTATTGTCGCCATTTTCACCCTTAGAAAAAGAAGTCGGGAACCATTTCTTCTATTCTACTGCTAACTGCTCTATCGAAGGCAATTACTGCGGCTACCGCTGCGTCAATCTTGCGCGGTGAATGACGGTTCTCTTTTACGATACGGATTCCTAAGTTGTCTATTTTGGTCACGGCGTTATCTAAGTGCCTTGATAGAACTGGGCTTCCGTCGTGTTCTACGGTTCCACCTGTTACGGCGTCGAAGAATTTCGCCGACGCTTGTACCATTCGCTTCGGTGAAGTGCTAGGCCACTCAACGATTGGAACCCCGCGGTCTGCTAGGACTTCCATAGAGCGTTGCCAGCGGAAAGGGTCGCAAGCTACTTCTCGGGTCTTCGGATAGTCGCGCATAAAGTTCATAATCGTTTCCTCGACTTCTTGGATATCTACGCGCCATAGGTCATCGTGGATAGTTAGGTCTTTCTCCCATTCCTTGACTAGCCAAAGAAAAGGTTTTTCGTCTTCGGTCTTTGGAATCGTACACGCAACAAGAACGGTACAGTCGCCGGAGAATGAGCCGTCGAAGCCTAAGATAATTTCGTCGTCCGGGCTAACTTGTCTTTCGGTCTTCAGTTCGTCCCAACTTCCAGCCGGGAGCCAAGCGGTCTGTGAGCTTACCCATTGGTTTAGACGCTTAGTTCTAAACTCCGCTTCGGGTGTTCGCTTTACTGCGCTCTCGAAATCTGCCTTATCTACTAAGTCGTCAAAGCCCGGGTTAGCTAATTCCCAAACTTTCGGGTCGCGGTGGTCGGCTTCGTCCGGTGCTGCCCACCAAGCCATAAAGAAAGAAGGGTCGATAACTTCTGCGCGTGAAACTTTCTGACCATACTGGAACAAGTTATATGCGATTGAGTCCTGCCCGGTCATATCCTTTTTTACTCCGGCTGTTGTGATTGCGATTAACTGCGCAATACTTCCACGGTTTCCCATAGCTAAACTCATAACGTCAAATAGAGAACGGTCTTTGTGCGCGTGAAGCTCGTCTGCGATTACACGGTGCGGGTTGTATCCTTCTTTAGAAAAGCTCTCAGCGGAAAGAACACGATACACGGAGTTAGTTGCTGGAACGAATAGTGCGTCCCGATAGACCTTGACCATTTCGGATAGCTCCGTGGACTCGACGATTCTCTTAGCTTCACCGAATACGATTCGCGCCTGTTCCTTTTCGGCTGCGATTGAGTAAACTTCTCCACCGTCTACGCCTTCAGCTAGTAAGGAATAGAGTCCAAAGCTAATAGCGGATAGCGCGCTCTTGCCATTTTTCCTGGGTTCCCCGATTAGTACGGTTCTTGCCACTAGCCCGCCTTCTTCATCTCGGGCGTAAACGTGCCGGATAAGTTCTTTCTGCCACGGTCGAAGCTTTAGAGCTTGTCCCACTTTGCCCGCTATGCCGTCCTTACCAATAGTTCCAAAGGTTTCGGTAAACTCGATTACAATTTCTCCGTCGCCTTGCTCGATTGCTTGCTCTGAAACGGGCGTTAGCCAAAGCGGGGGCCAACTATTCACGGTTAGCCTTCTTCGCCATTAGCTCTTCTAGCTTGCTCATTTTCTTTACTTCTGCCACGCCTAGCCGGGAGCGGTCGGAGGGAGTGAATCCAAGAAGCCCTAAGTTAGAAACTATTTGCTTGTCCAGCTCTCGAAGTCCCCGGCGGTCTTTCGGGTTGTTGTCGGTCATTACACGCACTCGGAGATTCCAGCGTTCGTCTATTAGCTCGCAAGTCATAAGAAGAATTTCTAAGTCGGTGTTCGGGCTTATCCAATTTATGCCGGATTCCCAAACCCGCTTCCATAATTCCTGCCCGTATTTAAGAAGTGGACGTGCGGGTTCTGGAGTTTCTCTTGCTTGCGGGATTAGCATTATTGCCGATTGCTCGGGTAGGGCGCGCTTGCCGGGGTTGCCAAGAAGTCGCTTCTGCTCTATTGGCTTAGTCGGTCGTCCTGCTGTCATTAGCTTCCCTTAAAAA